CTTTGACTATCCTACTAGGCAACCCAGTTAGGTCTTCTGGATTCTTTTTTGACACGCACAATCGGCTCAAAGATGAGTGGTGGACAAAGAGAGTATCATGTGAAGATTCTGCTAGGGTTAGCAAAGAGTATATTGATGACATGAAATCTCGCTATGGCGAGGAAAGTAATGCCTACAGGATCCGAGTTCTAGGTGAGTTCCCAAGGAGCGATGATGACACGATTATTCCTATGGAGTTGCTTGAGTCTGCTAAACACAGGGATACAAGAGCTTATGAAGACGCTCCGATCATTTGGGGACTCGATGTGGCTCGTTTTGGCTCCGATTCTTCAGTTCTATGTAAACGTCAGTCTAATGTTGTACACACTCTTGAGAGGTGGAGAAACCTTGATCTGATGCAGTTAACAGGTGCGGTAGTCGCCCAATACGAAGCCTGTGACCATAAGAGTAGACCCGCAGAGATTCTGGTTGACTCTATCGGACTAGGTGCTGGTGTTGTTGACCGATTAAGAGAACTAAAGTTGCCATGCAGAGGTATCAACGTGTCCGAAAGCCCTGCAATGGGTGGAACTTACCTCAACCTGAGAGCAGAACTTTGGCATAAAACCAAAGCCTGGCTAGAGAAACGTGACTGCAAGATACCCAATAACGAAGATTTCATTGCTGAACTGGCGACTGTAAGGTACACCTTCACCTCTAATGGCAAAATAAAAATCGAATCTAAAGATGATATTCGTAGACGGGGATTGAAATCTCCCGACATGGCTGATGCTTTTGTCTTGACATTTGCATCAGATGCCGCCACCATCTCTTGGGGGTCTAACAATACTTGGAGTAAACCGATTAAAAGGTTGATCCGAGGCTTGGTCTGATTGCCGTTGCCATTTTAGAGCCACCCTAAAAAAGTGGCTCTTTTTTTTATTAACACAATATGGTAGTATTACGCAACCTATATTGGAGATTCCTATGAAAATGGATGAAGCAGCCAAAAAGATTGGCAAGGTAATGGGTGAATACAAGCGAGGCAAGCTCAAGTCTTCCTCTGGTGACAAGGTTAAATCCCGTGACCAAGCTGTCGCTATCGCAATGAGTGAGTCTCGTGCTATGCCCAAGCGTGGTGGCCGTACTGCAACCAATCGGAGCAAGAAGTGAAACAAGGTCTATATGCCAATATCAATGCCAAACAAGAACGAATTAAAGCTGGCTCTAAAGAAAAGATGCGAAAGCCTGGCACTAAAGGTGCGCCAACTGCTAAAGACTTTAAGCAAGCGGCTAAGACTGCTAAAAAGAAATGATTAAGCGTGGTTCAGAAGAGTTCTCTGGCTACAACAAGCCAAAGAAAACTCCTAGCCACCCTGAGAAAAGCCATGCTGTATTGGCTAAGTCTGGTGACCAAGTGAAGTTAATTCGCTTTGGTCAACAAGGTGTTTCTGGTAGTCCTGATGGATCCAAAAGAAACGAAGCATTTAAAGCCCGTCATGCTCAGAACATTGCCAAAGGCAAAATGAGTGCAGCGTATTGGGCTAACAAGGTTAAATGGTAAACACATGAAATGCCCTATTGCTACTTATGACATCAAGGTCAACCTCAAAGCCCGTGATTGGGCGTTTAAGAATGTTGGCTATGGCCCTGCAAATCCAGATGAAGACAACATTGACTTCTGGATGAAAAGAGCAGATGAGTGGCAAACTCCTGTTGAAGAAGCCAAGACCATGCGTTGTGGTAACTGCGCTGCCTTTATCCAGACTCCAGAAATGGAAGCCTGTATCTTAAAAGGTATAGATGAAGAGACTGATGGCTATGCTAAAGATGTCCAAGGTGCGGCTAATCTTGGCTATTGCGAACTGTTTGACTTTAAGTGTGCAGGTAATCGCACCTGTTCAGCATGGCTATCTGGTGGCCCTATCACCAAGAAGATGACCAAGAATCAGCAGAATATGTTGATGATGGCTAAGACCGAATACGACATGGAAGATGAGGAAAATTAAATGGAAGCCTTATTAGCATCTTTTCTAGAATCTCTTGGCATGGGTCAAGCCGCAGTTGGTGGCTCAGAAGCCGTTATGGGTGGTGGCGCAGCGCCAATGTCTTTGGGCGATACTCTTGGTGGGTTTGCACAAAATCAAGTCAGCCAACAAATGGCTCCAGCAATGGATGTCTACAAGACTTTTACAAACCCAAACTCCACAATGGGCGACATGGCTAACTCTGCATTTAAATATTCTTTCAATCCTAAAGAAGATGAAAAAGCATTAATGATGCCCCAAATGGGTGGTGGTTATGGTGGTGGTATGGCTAACAATTATGTGGGTGGCATACCTTCAATATTGCAGAAGACTAATTCTGGAATCCTCCCTTATATCGGTTCACGATAAGGAAATATATGATTAACGAAAACCCCATGCTGATGGCAGAAACTCTCCAAGGTGAGATGGAGGGTAATGAAGTAATGTCAGAAGAGGATCTTCAAGGCGTTATTTCTGCTGAAATTTATGATGCTATATCTTTTATTGATGACGACATTGGTGGTAATCGTGCATTAGCAACTGAGTATTACTATGGCCAAGCTTTTGGTGATGAAGAAGAAGGCCGTTCACAAGTAGTTTCAATGGATGTACGGGATACAGTCCAAGGCATCCTGCCTAGCCTGATGCGTATTTTCTTTGGCCCAGAGCGTGTGGTTGAGTTTACTCCCCAAGGACCAGAGGATGTTCAGAATGCTGAACAAGCTACAGACTATGTAGACTTCATTTTTAAGCGTGATAACCCAGGCTTTAAGATTCTCCACTCTGCCTTTAAGGACGCTTTGGTTCGCAAGGTTGGTATTATTAAATACTGGTGGGATGAGTCTGTTGAAGTTAAAGCAGAGTCGTTCTCTATGCTCGATGAGCAAAGCATGATGATGCTGACAGAGAATCCTGATGTGGAAATCTCTGCTGTTCGTGAGTATCCAGTGCCTGGTACTGAGCCAATGAATGATGCTCAAGGCATTATGACTCCACCTCCCATGATGTACGATGTGGAGATCAAGCGCAGAATCAAGTCTGGCAAGGTAAAGATTGAAGCCTTACCCCCAGAAGAGTTCCTGATTGACCGCAGGGCAAAGTCCATTGATGAGGCTACATTTGTTGGCCACCGCACAATGAAGACTGTTTCCGATCTAGTCGCTATGGGTTATGACTATGATGAAATGGTTGAAGCCGCAGGTAATGGTAATGACTTTGACAACAATCAAGAATACACCGCCCGTAACCCATTTGCTGTTATCAGCACTGCAAACAATGGTGACCCCTCAAGCAAGAGTGTTCTCTACATTGAAGGCTACTTAAAGGTAGACTTTGATGGCGATGGCATTGCTGAAATGCGTAGGATTTGCACCATTGGTACTGGCAACAAAGTTCTGCGAAACGAAATTGTTGATGACCGCCAGTTTGCTGACTTCTGCCCAGATCCAGAACCCCATACATTTTTTGGTATGTGTCCTGCCGATGTGGTCATGGACATCCAACGTATTAAGTCCAATGTCCAACGTGGCATCTTAGACTCTTTGGCTCAGTCTATCCATCCTCGTACAGCCATTGTTGAGGGTCAGGCCAACATGGAAGATGTGTTGAATACTGAAGTTGGTGCTGTTATTCGCATGAGAGCGCCAGGCATGGTTCAGCCATTTACAACTCCTTTTGTTGGTCAGGCAGCATTCCCAATGCTTGACTACTTGGATGACATTAAACAGACCCGTACAGGCATTTCTAAAGCTGCCGCAGGGTTAGATGCAGACGCTCTACAAAGCACAACCAAGGCCGCTGTATCGGCTACTGTCAATGCCGCCCATCAGCACATTGAGATGATTGCCCGTATCTTTGCGGAAACTGGTTTACGTAAGCTATTTACTGGCATCTTGAAGTTGGTTGTTGAGAACCAAGACAGAGCCAGAATGGTTCGTTTGCGCAATACATTTGTACCTATTGACCCCCGTTCATGGGATTCAAAGATGGACGTAACAGTTAATGTTGGCGTAGGTGATGGGACTATTGAAGACCGAATTAATATTCTGAGTCAGGTTGCAATGCGTCAGGAAATGCTGATTAAAGAAACTGGTCCTAATAACCCTGTTGTATCAATACCACAGTATACAAATACATTAACCAAGATGTTGCAACTGGCGGGCATTAAAGATTCACAGAATTACTTTAATCAATTACCTGCTGACTTCCAATTGCCTCCACCTCCAGAGCCAAAGCCAACTCCAGAGGAAACTTTGGCACAAGTACAGGCTCAATCTATTCAAGCTGACATTCAAAAGAAAGCCGCTGAATTGCAATTGGATCGTGAAAGAATGATTATGTCTGACGACAGAGAACGTGATCGAATTGAACAAGATGGTATTTTACGTAGATATGAGCTAGAATTGAAATATGGTGTACAAATTCAAAGTGCGGAAATAGATGCCGCAATGAATCGTGACCGAGAATTAATCCGTCAACAAGCTGCAATGAGCCAAGTACCTCAACAGCCCCAACCAATGATGTAAATGGACGATCTAGAAATTAACCTCGCAAGAGGAGACAGAGCTAAGTTACTTCTTGAGGATGAACTCCTTAATGAAATGCTTAAAAGAATTGAAGATGACTGTTATCTTGAGATTCGTTCTTCCAAACTAATGGAAGGACCAATAAGAGAGCAAGCATATTTGCTTTTGAAGTCAATTGAAATTCTGAGAGCAAAATTACGCTCTGTTATGGATACAGGCAAGATGGCAGAAGTTGCCCTTGTACGTAGACGGGGAAGACCCCCAAACAAATGATTGTTAAACTAAGAGGTAAATATGTCCGATAACGCAAATGCAGTCGGTTCGATTACAGTAAATCAAGCAGCGCAAAGCTTTGCTTCCATGCTAGACGCTCAAGAGGGTGTTGACACTGGTGCAGAGGCGCAACCAGAAGAGGCGCAAGCCGAATCTGAGTCTGAGGAAGTGGAATCTGCGGAGACGCAAGATGAAACAGAGGAATCTTCCGAGGAAGTAGAAAGTGAAGACGAAGAGTCCGAAGAGGAAGCTCCTAGGGATGAGAAGTTTGTTGTCAAAGTTGATGGCAAAGAAATCGAAGTCCCAAAGGAAGAACTAATCCGAGGTTATCAACGTGAAGCTGACTACACACGGAAAACGCAGAAACTAGCAG